GGCCGGCACCATTACCCTACAAGGGATCGTACAAGCCGCCGGATGGCGGGCCGTTCATTCTGCCGAAAAGCTCATCAACTGGCAGACCTACAAGAATCCCACCAGCACCCCAGAACCCGAGTTCCGTTATCCGCCGACTCTCACCAAGTGCCCCACCCACGGTGTGCAGCTTGAGGTCCGGTTCACCATGATCGGGGAGACCTTAGCGGTCTGTCCCCGTTGTCTGTAATCAAGGTAGAACCGTAGCGCCTCAAGGTAGAACCTGCCTATCCATAGGGCATGGGCCGTCCCCGGAAAGAGCTGAACCCGGACCAGATCACGCAAGTTGGGAAGATGGCCGGGCATGGCCTGACCCTCGATCAGATCGCGGATTGCCTGAACATTGGCGAGCGCACCTTGCGCCAGCGGTTCTCGGAATCCGAGGAAGTTGCCGCCGCCTATAAGAGGGGTAAGGCTGTTGCCATCAATGCAGTAGCGAAAACGGTCTATCAGAAAGCCGTTGCCGGCGAGGGCGCCTTCCCGTTCTTCTACCTCAAGACTCAAGCTGGCTGGCGCGAAACGAACCGCATGGAGGTAACCGGCGCTGATGGCGGTCCCATTGAAGCCCGAGTTGATGGTCCCACCGCCGCTGACTGGCTCGACACTGAGGTCAATCGCCTTCGCTCCCGAGAAGGAACGCCAGCGGTTGTTGCGGGCCTTCCGGATCAAGTACGGCGCAACGGCCGCGGCGGACATTGACCAGTGGGCCATTACCGCCCGTGAGAACCAACTTCCGCCACCGGAGCCCTGGACTACCTGGGTCCTGCTGGCCGGCCGCGGATTTGGAAAGACCCGGGCGGGTGCCGAGTGGGTCCGGAACCGCGTCCTTTCCGGGGCGATGAAGCTCGGCGTCTTGGTGGCCCAGACACCGGCTGATGCCCGGGACATCATGGTGCATGGCCCGTCGGGGCTGCTGAACGTGGGTCCTCCGAAGGACCGGCCGATCTACGAACCGTCCAAGCGGCTACTCACCTGGCCCAATGGGGCCATCGCGCATGTGCGGTCTGGACACGATCCCGAAGCCCTACGGGGCATCAACGCGGACACGGCATGGTGCGATGAGCTGGCGGCCTGGCAGTACCCCCGGGACGCCTGGGACAACCTGCGGCTGGGGTTGCGGCTGGGCGATCCCAAGGCTGTGGTGACGACTACTCCCAAACCGCTCCTTGTCTTGAAGGAGATCCTCAAAGCCCCGGGGACGGTTGTGAGTCGGGGCTCGACCTACGAGAACCGGGCGCATCTAGCCGAGGTGTTCTTCCAGGACATCGTGGCGCGGTACGAAGGAACGACACTGGGCCAGCAAGAGCTTCACGCCGTTCTCTTGGAACAGGCGGAAGGGGCGCTGTGGACGCGCGAGTTGTTGAGCAAGAGCCGTGTGCCGGTGATGCCGTGCGAAGCCAAGCGCACGGTGATTGCGGTAGATCCCGCCATTTCCAAGAAGCAGGAATCCAACGAGACGGGCATTATCGCGGTGAGTCGGGGGACAGATGACCACGGCTACACTCGGGCGGATCGGTCCGGACGGTTCTCCCCTGAGGGATGGGCGCGCCGCGTGGTACAAGCCTATGAGGACTTCAACGCGGATCGCGTGGTAGCGGAAGCGAATCAGGGCGGTGACATGGTAGAGCATACGCTTCGCACCGTGGCCCCGAACATCCCCGTCCGATTGGTTCATGCCTCGGATGGGAAGCGGACCAGGGCTGAGCCCGTGGTATCCCTGTTTGAGCAGGGCCGCGCCCACCATGTCGGGCTGTTTGAGGAGTTGGAGGATCAGTTGTGCACCTGGGAACCCTTGGGCGATATGCCAAGCCCTGACCGCCTGGATGCGGAAGTCTGGGGCTACACTGAGCTATTCCCCGTGCGGCCGGTAGTCCATGCCTCCCCGGGTGGGGTGTCCCAGAAGAACCCGTGGGCCATCGCATGAGCGAATCGTGGCGCGGTCTTGATCCCTTCAAGCTACGGCAAGCGGCTGACCTTGACCGCCCTCAGATCGTCGTTGAGGATGTGGAGGTTCAGTATGCTATCCGTCAGTGGGCGGCCGATGTCTGGGTACGGTGCTACGAGCAGGATGGTACTCTCGTTGCTGATGAAGTGGTCTCCGGTCAGGTCGTGCGGCTCCCGAACGGATTGAGTGCCCTGGACGTGTTCCAAAGCACCATGCCACTCACTGCGGCGCTGGCGCGGGCGACCGACCTGTCCTGGATGTGGATGGAGGTATCGGCCCGTCGGCCCAAGCCCTTTGTGTGGGAGTGGTTGACCCGAGCGCCTAGTGGACCGAGCGCCGAGTCCCAGCAGACGGGAAGGTACATCATGATCGGTGCCGCTGTGCTTCTCGTCTTCATGCTCCTTTCGGCCATCGTATGACCCACATGACCCGCAAGGCCGATCCCGGGTTTGCCGGCCAGCTCGCGGCCCTCGCTGGTGGTCGGCCGGCCCCTGTTGCGCGGATCGGTCCGCAGACCATCCTCGGGACCACGGGTTTGCGGCAGACTGGCGGGTTTGTCTCCGAGGAGCGGTTACAGCAGTTGGCCGGGGACCGGGCCCTCACGGTCTACCGGGAGATGCGGGACAACAGTAGCGCCGTGGGTGCGCTGCTCTTTGTCTTGGAGATGCTGGCCCGCGAGACGGAGTATCGAGTGGAAGCAGGCGGGGAATCCGCCGAGGACACCAAGGCCAAGGAGTTGATCGAGACGAGCCTAGAGGACATGTCTCAGTCCTGGGATGATACGCTCGGGGAAATCCTGTCCTGTGTGTGGGCGGGGTTCTCCTATCACGAGCTGGTCTACAAGGTGCGACAGGGGCAGCACCGGGAGCCGGGGAAATCAAGCCGCTACGATGACGGTCTCTTGTCGTGGCGGAAGTGGCCCATCCGGGCACAGGAAACCCGGTGGCGCTGGGAGTTCGCTGACGATGGTGGGTTGCGGGGGATGCACCAGCTCGATCCCTCGTCGGGTACCTATGCCTTCATCCCCATCGAGAAGTCCCTACTCTTTCGCTTGTTCGCCTACAAGAACAACCCGGAAGGGCGCTCCCTGCTACGGAATGCCTACCGGCCGTGGTTCTTCCTCAAGCGCGTTCAGGAGTACGAGGCGATTGGGATTGAACGGGATCTCGCGGGGTTACCGGTGATCTACTTGCCAGCGGAAGTCATGGCGAGCGAGACCGATCATGAGAAGTACCGGAAACTCGTCTCGGATATTAAGCGTAACGAGCAGGCTGGTGTCACGCTTCCCTCGGACCTCTGGGCCGATACGGACAAGAAGCAATATGAGTTGACCCTGTTGACCAGTGGGGGTGAGCGGCAGGTGCCGACCGATCCCGTGGTCAAGCGGTATGAATCCGACATCCTCAAGACGGCGATTGCGGACTTCATCCAGCTGGGTAACCAAGAGGTGGGAGCGCGGAGCCTAGGGGATACTAAGGCCAAGCTGTTCACCACCTCCGTCAACGGGATGCTCGATGCGGTGGCCGGCGTCATCAACCGCCACGCCATCCCCCGAGTCATCGCCCTCAATGCCTTGCCGGTCGAGCAGCCCCCGCGGCTGGTGTTCGATGATGTGAAGTTCGAGGACGTGGTGTCGTGGGCGGAAGCCGTGGCCAAACTCACCGGGGCCGGGATGCCGCTGTTCCCTGATCCCGTGGTGGAGAACGTGGCCCGGGCGAAGCTCGATTTCCCCGTGCTCACCGAGGATGAGATCGAGCAACGGGAGATCGAGGACGAGCAGCAGGCCAAGGAACAAGAGGCGATGGAGCGCGAAGCAGCGCGGACGGAGTTGGATGGTGCCCGTGCGGAGCTAGATCGCACGGGTGCCGATGCGGAGCGGATGCGGGCCGAGGCCAGCCGGCCGAAGGCGTAACCCCCAAGGCCGGGGAGCCGGCCGACACTTCAAGGAGGAGGACAATGGCGTTCGAGCGGAGCACGTTGAGTGATGCGGGCCGGATTGGGAGCCTGACCGTCGCATCGCAGGACCTGAAATGGCGCTGCCAGTACCAGGTCGAGAAGAAGTGG